AGATTGAGTACGCTGAAGGCAATGCAGCAAGATCGTTCTCTACCTCAAATCCGTTGTTCTTCGTTAACAACGCTGGTGTAAACACTGGACGATCTGCTACTGCAGCATATACTCCAAGAACGATTGCAGACTGGTATGATCAGCAGACTTTGGGTCTGACTAATACAACCATCTTCTGGAAGGAACTCGCTCAGAGACCAACAACTAATGTCTATGTTGATGATAGAGATGGTCATAATGATGGAGCACACGTTGTTATCGTTGATGACAAAGGAACCGTAACTGGAATCAGAGGCAATCTCCTAGAGAAGCACCTGCACCTGTCCAAGGCATTTGATGCTGTATCAAGCGTCAACTCTCCTCAGAAGACATGGTACGAAAACTATCTCGCAGACTTCTCCGAGTATGTCTACGCTGGAGGCAACCCCTCTAACGCAATCGATGCCTATCACGGCACAACTCCAGTTGCAACTGGATTCTCCACTTATTCTGGAGTCAAGTCAACTGCATTCACCCCAATCTCCACAGGAGATGGTCTCTGGGGTCAAAACGCACAGGGCGTTACTTTTGCTGCTATCGGTAATACTTCTTACACTCTGAAGGGTGGTGAAGATTATTCAACCTCTGGTGGCATGAAAGCAGAGTTGGGACCAACCATCACTGCATACGGTCTGTTCTCTAACAAGGATGAGATTCAGGTTGATTACCTGATCATGGGTCCTGGTTGCACAACTGAGGCAGAATCACAAGCGAAAGCAAACTACATCATCTCTGTTGCTAACAGCAGAAAGGATTGTGTTGCTACAATCGGTGCTCACAGAGGAAACGTTGTCAACGTTACCAACACCGATACACAGACCAATAACCTGGTGAACTATTTCAGTTCACTGCAGTCTTCATCCTATGCGGTGTTCGACGCAGGTTATAAGTACATGTACGACAGATTCAACAATAAGTTCCGCTATGTGCCTTGTAACGGAGACGTTGCAGGTCTCATGACTAGAACTTCGATTGTTGCTTATCCTTGGTTCTCGCCCGCAGGTCAGCAAAGAGGTATCCTCAACAACGCTGTCAAACTGGCATATAACCCCAATAAGGCACAAAGAGATCGTCTGTATCCTCAGAGAATCAACTCGATTGTTACTCAACCAGGACTCGGAACGTTACTCTTCGGTGATAAGACCGCACTTGGTTATGCATCTGCATTTGATAGAATCAACGTTCGTCGCCTGTTCCTCACTGTGGAGCAAGCACTGCAGAGAGCAGCAGAAGCACAACTCTTTGAACTCAATGATGAGTTGACAAGAGCAAACTTCAAGAACATTGTTGAACCATACCTGCGTGATGTTCAGGCGAAGAGAGGCATCTACGGATTCCTCGTTGTTTGTGACACCTCAAACAACACTCCTGATGTTATCGATAATAATGAGTTCAGGGCAGACATCTTCCTGAAGCCTGCGAAGTCCATCAACTACGTCACCCTCACATTCGTTGCCACCCGCACGGGCGTCAGCTTCGAGGAAGTAGCTGGTAGAGTTTGATATTAGTTACTAAATAACCACAGGAGGATACAACAATGGCAACTACCAGAGAAAATAGAACAATCTCAGACTTTAAGTCTAGACTTGTTGGGGGCGGTGCCCGCCCCAATTTGTTTGAAGTCAGAATGACTGATCTGCCTGACTTCGTTGATGATTGGCCTTCCGAAACTTTCCAGTTTATGTGTAAGGCTGCAGCACTGCCTGCATCAAACATTGCCGCGATCGATGTTCCATTCAGAGGTCGTATTTTCAAGGTTGCTGGAGACAGAACCATTGATACATGGACTATCACCATTATCAATGACGAAGATTTCAGAATCAGAAATGCTATGGAAGCATGGATGGATGGAATCGCAAAACTTTCTAACAACCTGGGTGCTACTAACCCATCTGCTTACATGAGAAATGCTACCGTATTCCAACTTGGAAGAGGTGCAAATCCAAGAAGCACAGATGCTGATGGTGACAGAAACGCTGTTCTCGCTGAATACGAGTTCATCGATATGTTCCCAACAAACATCTCTCAGATTGATCTTTCATACGATTCTTCAGACACTATTGAAGAGTTTACCGTTGAGTTCCAGGTTCAATCCTTCAACCTGAACGCAGCGGGCGGTCCTGACGACTAATAAATAGAGTATAAGATCAACAAAAGATATAAATTATGACCAAGTTATTTGGGTTCTCGCTTGAGGACAATGAACCACTATCTCCTGGAGCGGTCTCCCCCATTCCTCCCAACAATGAGGATGGGGTTGATCACTACATGAGTAGTGGTTTTTTTGGTCAGTATGTTGATCTGGAAGGTGTTTATCGCACCGAATTTGAACTGATCAAAAGATATCGTGAGATGGCACTTCATCCTGAAGCGGACAGTGCTATTGAGGATATTGTAAATGAGGCAATCGTTTCTGATAGCAACGATAGTCCTGTTGAGATTGAACTTTCAAATCTTAATGCTAGTGATGGTATTAAAACTAAGATTCGTAAAGAGTTTAAGTATATCTTAGATCTTCTTGATTTTGATAAAAAGGCACATGAAATCTACAGAAACTGGTATGTAGATGGAAGACTTTATTATCATAAAATTATTGACCTGAAAAATCCCCATGAGGGTATTCAGGAGTTACGATATATTGACGCAATGAAAATGCGTTATATTCGTAAGCAAAAGAAAAAGAAAGAAGATAGATTAAGTCAGGCACAAAGACTGACTAATGCTAATTCCAATCCCATGGACTATGAGTTCCCTGAGATTGAAGAATACTTCATGTACAATCCTAAGTCAGTTTATCCAACTGGCAACCCACAAATGACTGGTGCAAGTCAGGGTATTAAGATTGCAAAAGATGCTATTACATATTGCTCATCTGGTCTGGTAGATCGTAATAAAGGTAATACACTTTCATATCTTCATAAGGCAATCAAGTCTCTCAATCAACTTAGAATGATTGAAGACTCCCTTGTCATCTATAGATTATCCCGTGCTCCAGAACGTAGAATCTTCTATATTGATGTTGGTAACCTTCCAAAAGTAAAAGCAGAACAATATCTGCGTGACGTAATGATGCGTTATCGCAATAAACTTGTTTATAACGCAAACACAGGTGAAATCCGTGATGACAAAAAGCATATGGCTATGCTGGAAGATTTCTGGTTGCCTAGAAGAGAAGGAGGACGTGGAACTGAAATTTCTACTCTTCCAGGAGGACAAAACCTGGGAGAAATTACAGACATTGAATATTTTAAAAAGAAACTTTACAGGTCCCTTAACGTACCTCCAAGCAGAATGGACGGAGAAGGTGGATTTAATCTGGGTAGATCTTCTGAAATCCTGAGAGACGAACTCAAGTTCACCAAGTTTGTTGCTCGTTTGAGAAAGAGATTCTCTTACATGTTCAATGACATGTTGAAGACTCAACTGATTCTTAAGAATATTTGCACTCCTGAAGATTGGGAGAGAATGAGTGAGCATATTCAGTATGACTTCCTCTATGATAATCATTTCTCTGAACTGAAAGAAGCAGAGTTGATGAATGAGAGACTGACTCTTCTCCAGACTGCAGAACCATATGTCGGTAAGTATTACTCACAGGATTATGTGCGTCGTAAGATTCTGCGTCAGACTGACATGGAAATCCTTGAGCAAGATAGATTGATTCAAGACGAAATCGATAGAGGTATTATCCCAGATCCAAATGCACCAGTGGATCCAGAAACTGGTATGCCATATCCCGAAATGGATGGTGCTGCTGGTGGCGGAGATTTGGGTGCTCCAGTTATGGAACCAGATCTAGATGGATCTGCAACCGAGGCACCAGAAATGCCTAAGGGTGGTGAAATCTAATCTATAAATATAAGTATACTATTACACACTAGATATGGACGATCTTTTGGATATGATCACGACTGATGAGTCCCCCTCTCAGATCAGTGACAAGATTAAAGAAGTTCTTTTTGCAAAATCTGCAGAAAGAATTGATGCATATCGCCCTTCAGTAGCGACTCAACTTTTTAATGACCAAGACATTGAAGTTGAAGTTGATGATGAAACTGGTGGCGAAGAAGGTGAGTGAGTATAAATAAATAAAAATTCTGTTTAAAAATGGCTAGGATTAGTGTTTCTGCTAATGAAGAAGTTATTGCGACGGGCATTGGTACTACCACTGTCAGTAACGGCAGATTTGTAAGAATCGTCAATACGACAGGTGCTACCGCAGCAGTATTTGTGGTTGATGCTAATTCTGCAGGAATTGGTTCATTCACGATGTTGAATAATACAGTTGAAGTGGTAGAAAAGCACCCTGAGGATAAGATTTATTTCCTCGGAACTGGTGCTTTAAAAGTGTCAAGAATAGGAATCACCGCGTAAAACAAATGAAACTTATCAGAGAAGAAGTCGAATCAGTTGAATTCATTGTCGAGCAAAAGAACGGCAAGAAGTCAATGTATATTGAGGGAGTTTTCCTTCAGGGTAACATCAAGAACCGCAATGGTCGCATGTATCCTATGGAGACTCTTCGTCGCGAAGTCGCTCGTTACAATGAAAATCATGTTGTATCGGGTAGAGCACTTGGCGAACTGGGTCATCCTGATGGACCAACCGTTAATCTCGACAGAGTTTCACACAAAATCGTCTCTTTGAAAGAGTCTGGTTCTAACTTCATCGGTAAGGCAAAGATCTTGTCTACACCAATGGGTAAGATTGCAGGTGCTCTTGTAGAAGAAGGCGTAAAACTCGGCGTTTCTTCTCGTGGTATTGGTTCACTTAAAATGACCCGTGAGGGTGTGAATGTTGTTGGTGACGATTTCATGTTAGCAACTGCTGCTGATATCGTTGCTGATCCTTCCGCTCCTGATGCTTTTGTTGAAGGAATCATGGAAGGAAAAGACTGGGTATGGGATGGTGGCATCCTTCGTGAAAGGTATGCTGAAAAAACCTACAAGCAGATCAACACCCTTGTTGATCAGAGCGCGTTGGAAGAGAAAAAGTTAAGTCTTTTTAATGATTTTCTCAACAATCTTTGATAAACGATAAAGTTTTCTAATTTATAAATAAATATAGTTTTAAAAAACGGAAAAACGGAGAGTTCAAATGTCTCGTGGTAAAAAATTACAAGAAATGGAAGTAAAGACACAGCAATCCAAAACCGCTGTTAATTCTGGAGCAAAGCCTGCTGATCCAATGCCTACCATGGCAGATCCCGGCACCCAGTTGGCATCGGTTGAGGATCTCGGAGGTCCTACCCCAGAAAACTACAAGCCCGACGATGATTCAGCTAAGCTGAAGGAACCCGGCGGCACCCTTAAGCAGGTAAGAGATGTAGTAACCAAGAGTGCTGGTAAGGCAGATCCAATGCCTGCTGGTATGAAGGAAGACGAAGAACTCTCCACCGAAGACACCATCGAGGAAGAAGAGACCGTGACTGATGAAGTAGTTGCAGAAGAAGAAACCACTGAAACTGTCGCTGAGTATGACATCGAAGAAGATGTCAATGCTCTTCTCGGTGGTGAAGAACTCACCGAAGAATTCAAAGAAAAGGCAAAGACCATCTTTGAAGCAGCAATCAATGCAAAAGTTGCTCTCGTAAAAGAGGAACTGGAGCAAAAGTATGCTGCAGCACTGCAGGAAGAAATCGAGACCGCAAAGGCATCTCTTGCTGAGCGTGTCGATTCCTACCTGGAGTATGTCGCTGACGAGTGGTTCACTGAGAACTCCCTCGTTATCGAACATGCACTGAAGTCCGAAATGACTGAGAGCTTCCTCTCAGGCATGAAGACACTTTTTGAAGAACATTATGTATCAATCCCTGAAGATAAGTATGATGTGCTTGAGAGCATGGTAGAAAAACTTGATGATATGGAGACAAAACTCAACGAGCAGATTGAGAAGAACATCACTCTGAA